ATTCTATCTATTCTACCAAGGTAGAATGAATAATCACATACAATTGCTTCATCAGATGCTAAGATATTTGATGCAGAATTTTGATCTCCATCGAAAGATCTTCCAAAAAATTCAAAAGGAGATCTTGATGCGGTTTCCACATCAAATTGATCTACTATTGGCCTAATATCAATAATATCAGATATTCTACTTTGATTTACTGTTGGTAAATCACAATAATCAATTTGGTCATATGAATCGACAGTTGTAATATCCCCAGTATCTGATGCTGGAATATAAATCGATTCATAGTAAATTTTTAATTTTTTAGTTGGTTCTGAGAAGTTTGCTTTTCTTACAATTCTAGAATAATCTAAAATAGTTTCTCTCTGCCCAGATTCTAAGTTAAATTTTGATTTAATATCATTTGATCCTGAATTGGAAGTATTAATAATAGCAGTTACTCCAGATTCTTTAAATCCTACACTTTCTCCTTCAACAAATGGAACTCCGTTTATTGAAGCGTATGATATCGTTAAAGAATTGGGTTTTTCTACGCATATACCTATTGCTCCACTATTTTGCCCTATGATTTCCTCACCAATCACTACTTCGGATGTTGTTGCTGAAGTAGATGAAATATTTTGAAGAATTAATGATGGGGCAGATGGGTCTGCAATAGTGGAAGATTCAAATATTGCATATATTTTTGTTACCTCAGGAATATTTAAACAAATTTCTTCATCCTGAACTCTTGTTCCATATGCATAATTTCCATAAACCAATCCATCGTTAATTGTAGTGTTTCCAATTCCAGTATTAGTTCCAGAATAACTATATTTTGACTTGTTTATTAAAGTTGAAGATATTCTTCTATTTTTTACTCTCGACTTTACATTAATTTTCTGGATAGTTGCAATCAATCTAGCAGTGCCATTTGATTCCAATCCATTAATAGTAAGTTCTCTTCCACCAGAAGTAAATACGAACTTATCTGAACTTAATGGTTCTGTTGATCCATCATTTCTAATTAAAACATATCTTTCCTCATCGAAAGGTAAAAATACTTCATTAGATGAAAGTTCTGTAGGTGGAATAGTTAATGAATTTTGAGATATTGTTACATCGAACTGTTTTCTAATTGAAATTTGAGAATCTGTGAAATCGACCGAAGATACGTACTTTTTACCTAGTGGAGTATATAATTTATTACTGCTGGAATTTAAGAAACTAGATTTTAATACTCTGAAATTTGGTGGAGTTAAATCTACAGAAGGTAAAGTCCCTAAACAAATTCCTGCAACATCAGTAACTCCTGAAATTGTTAATTGTTTTTCGGATACTGTTTCAATTTTTGCATAATTTGTGGTTGTAATTCCTGCCTGAGAGAATGCTACAAGATTTCCTACAGTTGCTACTCCAACAAAATTAAAGTTGGATGTAGTTACAGTACAAATTCCACTATCAGCAGCAGTAATGTTTACAAATCCAACATCAACAGATGAATATTGTCTAGTATCTGCACTAAAAGTCGATGCAGATCCAACAAGACCATATAAAGATTGAACATCACCTGTTCCATAAGAAGTAATTGCTGTGGCAATCCTTGTATTTTCTATACCATCGAAAATGAATCTTTCTCCTTTAGCAAAAGTACCATTTACATTATAAGCAGTAATAATACCAGAATTATTTGCATCAAATCTTAAAAATGCTGTTGCACCAGTTGCTCTACCTTTAATAAAAGTTGGAGTTGTAAGTGTAATTGGCTCATTTAAAGAAATTTCGGTAAAAGTTTGAATATCATAAAGAGAAATTTCCCATTGATTTGTATCTGGTAAAACAGATTCGTAGAGTCCAGATTCTAGGGCAAAGTCATAAACTCTAGCAACACCAATTTCTTTTCCGGATGCAGAATATTGATTAGATCCAACTCTACTGTCTCTTAAACTTACAACGTAAGTTGAAATTCCAACTGAAGGTGAACCATAAACCCTATTCAAAGAATATGTTGCTCCAGTGGAGTAAATTATACTTTGATTATTGAGAGTTTTTGTTGTTCTTGGTTTATTAAAATCTACAAGAGATGTGTTAATTAATTGTAATTCGTACCCTTTTACGTATGCTTTTCCTGGAGAAATTTTATATACTCCAAGATCATCTGATGGAACCTGTCCTTGATATGTTAATTGCCCTTCAGAGAACACACCCTCATTTCCTTTGCCATTGTTGAGTGAATTTTTTACTTCAGCACTAAAAGGCTTTACATAATAATCGCCAGATTCATCATAAGTTCTTCTAGCAAGTTCTTTTGCTATTTCATTATATTGTGGATTAGTTTGAGCTTTATCTAATACTCCCCTATCTATTCTAAGAATTTCAATAAAATTACTTGGATTTGGTGAATCTGGAACAACTAATGGAACTTTAGATAAAATAGCATCAATTTTTACTCTATCTGCACCTGGAGCTGCATAGTTTGAAAAACCCTTTGCATTATCATTCAATGAGGGATCAATATCAGCATTTATAACACTTTCAAAAATACTAAGACCTACTTTAAATGTTGGCGTAGTTGTATTATACTTTAATATAATTTTCTGCGAAGGAACATTTACAAAATATCCTCTCAAGAAGAAAACACCTTCAGAAAGTGTAACAATAGAACCCTTTACTAATGAATCTGATGTGCTAAGGCAAGTTGCAAATGTTTGATTTGCTTGGATAGGTGTAATTTCTGAAAATCCAGGAGAAATTAATCTTTCAGAAAGAATATTTTCCCCCAAAGAGAAAGTTGTACTTCCACCATTTCCCGTATTCAAATATGATAAGTATAAAACCGTATTTGAATTTTCTTCTTCGTTCTTCTTTAAAATATAAACAACTTTTGCTCTTATTCCAGAATCTTGTCCAACGATTATCTGATTAAGAAGATTATCTACATAAGAATCTACGTCAACACCATTAAAAGTATTTTCTAATACTACACCATCAATAGTGTTATAATTAATATTTCCGGGAATTACAACAGATCCTTCTTTGAAAACATGATTGCCAAATTGCTCAATTTGGTTCTGAAGAATCGACTGTAATCCTGTCAATTCACGAGCCTGAACAGGATATCCTGGTTTGAATAAAACTTTGTAATAATTTTTTGCTGGATCAAAATCGTCAAAGTATGGAGAGACGTTGAGGTTAGTTTCCTGTGGCATAATTCTTTAGAATTGCAAAATGACTTTGATATCTTCTTTTTGATTTGATGATCTAGTTATCGAGGGTCTGTTATCGACATATATGATATTTCCCGAGTATTTTTTAACTTCTGGATTGGATAAACCAGATGCAAATGACTGACCCAAGTAATATGTTCTACTATTTATTACAGTTGATATACCGCTAAAGGTAGTTTCAATTTGTAAAGAACTGTCTGTTCCTACAATAGTTGTTGTTCCACCAGCACCAATATTTGAAGTAAATCTGTTCAAATAAAAACCATACGTTGGATTTGTATTAGCAGTACCATCAGTATTAAATCCCGCGAGAGATTTGTCTTGCCAATACTTCAGAACTCCTGTATTTTGATCATAAGAAACAACTCTACCAACAGCTGTTGATCCAACTCCAACTGTTTGAGTAATTCTACTATCTGCGGGGAAAGTAGCAGTACTATATCCAATACCAGTTAATTTAATAGCATAAACAGCACTTGCCTTACTTTCCATCAAAATGGATGTCGAATCATATGCCTCTGGATTTTCTACCAGTCCAACACGAGCAATTTGATTTCCGGTAATAAAATCTGGATTCTGTAAATCGTTTTCAATTCTAGAGTATACAATTACGTTGTATGCTCCCAATTCTCTATAGATATCTGCCCCATGTCCTCCTTGAGGTGGAATGATGACATTAAATACAGGTGATGTACTTCCAGTAGGAACATTACCTGCTTGCAAATCTACAGTTCCATAAGTATATCCAGAACCACCTTTAGTTATTGTAACTGCTTCAACTTTTGAATCATTGTTGACAGTGACAGTACACTCGGCACCTGTGCCGTCTCCTTTGATTGGAACTCTAGTATAGGTTTGGTTTGCGGTGCCAAGTCCAACGCCACGATTGGTGATAGTTACAATTTTTAATTGTCCACTAGTGGAAGCATTATTTCTTACTGCGCTGTCTGTGGTATTTGTCTCCCAATTTTTTGGAACGGGAATAAAGTTTATAGAATCAAACTTAATAATATCGCTTGGTTTAATTGTATAAAGATATTTCCAAATATAACCATCTCCACTTGTGCCTGCCGATCTTGGTTCTAAGTCAACAAAAGTTGGTTCATCAAGAGAAGGTTTTCCTTCTGGATTTTCTGGAGATGAACCGTTTTGTAGACAGATGTAAACCTTATAGTCGCTATTAACAACATAATAATTTGCAGAATACAAACTTGTTGCACCAGATGGTTTTGATGTATTTGTTCTGCTGATATCGTGACGATACATGTCATATGTTGTTCCAGATTGCCATGCAACCTTGCGAACAACTTGCTTTACATCATCTTCCCCAATCTTCTTGAGAGCGATCATTGTATCCCAATAATCATTCTCCTGATCAAAATTATCCTTCGGCGCAGGAGGGTTTGCATCCCACGTCGAAGAATAATCGGTTGCATTTGGGAGTCCCACAAAAGCATAATAAGAATTTGAAGAAGAGGTTGCTACAGAAACAAAACTCTTAGCATTCAGTATTCTTAATTGATCAGTTATAATTGCAGACATTTTATGAGTTTTTTATCTATTTATCAAACGTAATTTCGATATTTTAATGGGTTGTATCTGTGAACGGTAGGTGATGTTGAAACACCAACTAATCCGTTGTTGTAATAATTAAATGCTTTTGCATTACTTCTACTTAAATTGTGTATTCTTCCCCAACTATATTCCCCATAGAATGAACTATAACCAATGCCAGATAATCCATTATAATCAGAAACACTTACAGTTACTTTAGCAACGTATGTTAATCCTATGCCAGGAGCACTTGTTTGTGCTATGGAAACAGATGCTACTTCATATACATTATCTATGAATGTGGATCCGATACTTAATGTAGAACCATCTTGATAAATTGATGTTAATCCATTCCCGACATTAGAATTGAAGACTACAAAATAGTAGCCAGTCTGAATTCCACTTACACCTGTTGTCGCAATTCCAACAGTATTAACATTCATATCCCTTATGAATGAATTTTCTGGGATAAAAAGATCAAAAACTATTCCTGTTGATGCTACTCCAACTGTAACTGTACTAATCCCTACAATTACACCAAAATCACCTTCATACAAAACATCATCGATTGTTTCTCTTATCACATTTGAAGATTCTATCAAGACAACTGGTGGTGATGTTGTAGTATATCCAGTTCCAGGATTTGAGATTGATATTGAAGAAACTGTTCCACCTACAGATATTATAGATGTTGCGGTTGCTCTTTGAGTTGTTCCAAGTCCCACTGGATTTTCTATGATAACATTCGGATTTGTTGAATAACCAACTCCACCATCAGAAATAATGATTGAAGAAATAGTTCCCGCCGCCGATACGATAGCTGTTGCAGCTGCTGAAACTAATTGATCTTGGGATATAATTGTAATTTTTCTTTGTGGTTTTTCGCTTGTTCCATCTTGCAAATATTCGCTGGCATTATCAAAAAATGTTTTAACGTTTTCAACAAAAATTTGAGTAGATGCAATAGAAACACTTTGAATTAAGTTTGAAGTTGGGTTGATGACGGGTTCATAAAGAATTCTGTCTTTTGCAACTTCTTCTCCATTAATAATCTTATCTTCAGTCTGTCTGCACCAAACTACAGGACGAAGTAAGTTTGCATCTTGAGTAACACCAGGTCCAGGATAAACGTTAGTTTCTGCAATGTCTGTGGAAACTACATCAGTCACCAGTCTTGTGTTTTGTCTCAATCCTTCGACACCACTGGTGATTGTCAAGGTGTCTCCTTCTTTGACAGTTTCAAGAATATCGACATTTAATGTGTCAACACTACCAGTTCCCTTGTAGAACAGAATCTTGGAAAGATCTCCTGGTTTTGGTGGTTCGCTGAAAGTAATGATACTTCCACCGTTGAATGTGTATGAAATATCAGGAACTTGGAGAATATCATTAATGAAGATCAATAGACATGCTTTAACTTCAATATTAGATCCTCTTCTTGCTCTGATGGTTGTTTGATCTCCATTAATCTTGATTGGGAAGTTAACTCTTTCCCCATCAAACAGAGAATCAATTGGATCAATTACCTGAAGATCACCAAGAGTCCAACCATTAAAGGTATCTGAAGCAGTTCTATCAACAGTGATTTGGAACTCTTTAAACGAGATAGAAGGATCTGTTGGAATTCCAGTGGCACCACCAATGTCTACAGTCAGAACTTCACTTTGTCCAAAACCATATCCTGGTTTTGTGATTTCGAAGGAGATTACGCTAGAACCTTGTCCAACTACAACGTCAACATATGCCTCAGTACCAATTCCACTTGAAGTGGAACTATAGATTAATGGTATATTTGAGTATGATAATGGTGCATCGAAGATGACATATGGAATGTTGGTAGATGTATATCCAACCCCAGGATTTGTAATTGCAACTCCTGTTACATGTCCACCAACAACCGTAGCAGTACCAACGTATGTTATCTCAGGAATACCAGTGCTTGAGAGTGCAACTCCAACATTAACTGTTTGAACTCCTACGCGATAACCAGATCCACTGTTTCCGATACTAATCGCAGAAATAGTTCCTGCAATAGAAACAGTAGCAGTTCCTCCAGCAGCAACTAGAGGTTGATATCCTAATCCCTCTGTTGAAGCAACAGAGACTATTACACCACCAACAGGAATACTTGCAGCATTCACATCATAAGCAGTTGAGGATGCCGAACCCGTGAATGTTATTGAGCTGATTCCAGCAGATTCTGATATGTCATAGTCGCCAGTAATTAATACACTTCCCGTAGATCTTTCTGGACCTTGGAAAATCTCATTGATAAGAATAACAGCATTACTTGTGGAGAATCCGGCAATGTCAACACCCTGAGATTTCAGAGTAAATTCTTTGTTAATTCCATTAAATCCATCAGAAATATCATCAAAGATGTAATTCTTGGAATATGGTTCTGCACTAGTATCTGTTACCCCAGATCTCATGAATGTTCTTCCACTAAATGTGGAATGAGTTTGAATACCAATCCAATCTCTTTCATCTGGAGGATTCGTTGTAGATGCGATTGGTTTCAGTCCATATGGTGCAGTAATGAAGTTAATAGTATTATCAACAATATTATAATCTCCACTGATCTTTGTAATAAGACTTCCAGGATCATGTGTGGAAATTCCTGTTCCCATCCATTGTCTCTGAACAAAAACAATATTTGATGCACCAATACCTACACCATCAATCCTCATTATTTCGTTATTAATTCTAATCAAATCTCCACCGAAGAAAGATGTTATACCAGAAAATTCTAATTTATTTGTTGTAACTGGCATTACAGAAGCAAGAGTTGTTGTAATCGCTGTAGAAACGATTGGAGATTGAATCACATTATCGATTGTGATAATTGCTTTTGCGTTTTGATTCTTTGCAATAAATCTGTGAGAAGTTCCAATACCAACGCTAGAAATTTCAAGAAGGGTTGGTGAAGTGCTCAATGCTTCTGAAGAAGATGCTGCGACTTGAACAGTGAGTTCATTGTTTTTAACAATGAATACCGTAGAAGGCATCTTATCAGTAACACCGATTCCAGGGATAGTTGCTGTTACAATTCCAATAGCAGAAGTTGTTCCAGCACCAGAGTAAACATAACTTACTTCTTCACCAGTTACAAAGAAGTTTTCTGGCAGTGTTATTTGATTGGATCCAACTTTTACAATGCTGGAATCACTACCATCAAAGTATCTTTCAAAAATTGGTTTTTGTTTATGTGTTAATCCAAATTGTCTCTTAACATCAACTTCTGTTCCATAGTAGAATCCATATCCAGTTTCGATATATGCATTTGTAAAGTCAATAATTGTTTCGGGAATAGTTACATCAACCAATCCAAGAGCATGTTGATATACTCTTACCTGAACATCAATTCCTGGTGATGGAGTAAATGTGAGATCTACAGCACCAGATGGTGTTACATTTCCGCCGATAGTTCCAAGTGATGCACCAGTTTGAATAATTCCAAATTCCGAAATAAATGCATTTGATTCATCATCAGCCAAAACTACTTCAGATACTTGATATTCGCCATTAGTAGTATCTTCTACAGAAACAATGTAATAAGCACAATCATATGTATCTTGATATGTTGAGATTGTGGTTATTCCTGGAGATCCAGATGCGGCAATTGAAGTATAAGTTGATTTTATGGTTGAGTTATTAAATGTACTAATTCCACTAGAAGTTGATGATGTATCTGCAATAGAAACTCTGAGACAATTTACATTGTACTCCACTGTTGTAGTGGAATATGGAATAAGATCAATATTTAAATTAGATCCAGAGAGATATGCGAAGAATGTTCCAAATCCTGGAGTAGAGAAAGAAGATATACTTCCAGTATTCAATTGTCCATATTCTTGCAGATAAACATTAGTTCCATCATGGATGATAATAAGTTCATCAGTTTCAAAGTAAGACTGAGTTGTTGATCCAATTTGCACCAATACTTTAGAACTTCTATAAGTAGAAGCAATACCAACAATAGTAGTTGCTGAAGAAGTTCCTATAGGGATGTTAGCAGTGCTGGACTCTATCTTAACAATATCACCAAATGAAGTGCTTCCAACGCCAGAAACAACCTCTCTAATATTATACGATGCGACACTTACATTATAATTGTTTATTGAAAATCTAGTTGGATAGAATAAAAGATTTCCTTCAGTTCCTGTGATATTGAAATCAAAGGATCCCATATCATAAACAGTCTCAGATCTACCATATTGATTAAGATAACCATTAGAATTATCATGAAGGAGAGAGACAAGCATAATCTGCTTTTGGGCAGTAAACGTCATGTCTTCAACAAAGGTAATATATTTCTTACCAAATGTATCTAAATTAAAAGTATCAACGATACTAAATCTTGTAGATCTTGGTTCGCTGCTGAAAGTATCACTAAAGTCATCAATCATCAAGACTCTGTTACCAACAGACTCGATATAATCTTGAATTACACGAGAATTGAAAATAATCTCATCGGATTTTACCAATCCATCAATTTTAAGGTTGTTTTCTTTAACTAAATCAAAATCATATACACAATTCAAATCAACAACTTGAGAAAAATCTGCAATTCCAACAAAATCTCCAAGATTTTGTTCTGTGCTTATTCCAGAATCAGTTTTTTCCGATTCAATTATAAGATCACTAAATCTTTTGAATCCCGATGTATGATTAAGATTAGCAACCGCATTATCCCATTTTTCCAGAGATATTTCTGATTTTAGGGAATATGAGAAGTATTGGTAATAATCATTATCATGAATTCTTTGGAATTGATTGCTTAAAATTCCAGTTTCTTTCTGCCAACCTTTTTCTACAGTAGATCCAGCACCAATTACATATTGGCAATTAGTTGATGTTACATTATCAACTCTTCCACGAGACATTGAAGACTCGCCAACTATAATATCATTAACATTAAAAGTATTATTCGACGATACTTTGAGAATTTCTGTATTTGGATCCCATCCAACAACAATTCCACTCGAACCATTAGAACTCACACTTTCACCAATATTGAAAGTATTTTTCTTTAATATAATGTCAAATATTGGAAAATCTTTTTCTGCTATAATTCTTCCAGCAGAATTGACAGCATCATATGATCCTGGAACTTCAGTATCAGAAATATACTCTGCCAAATTATAGGATACAGTTGCACCAACTCCTCCAAGATTTGGATCAGTATTTACAATGGTAAAGAGAGTATAGTTATAGTTTGATGAATTGTAACCCTTTGCAGTAGATCCTACTCCAACACTTACATTCTCAATTAATACTTTTTTACCAATTTCAAATGGGAAATCCTGCGGATCACTGAAACTTGCACCAAGAGTTACGACAACATCCTTAGAAGAGGGAATATATCTGATGGAACTAATTCCAATACCATTTGAATTATTAATTGGAATTATTGATGGCGTAACATTATTGATAGATTTTGTATTTTTTACAATATCAACGGTTTTAGAATCTATATTATATCTAAGATCAACATCATCTACTACTTTCTTAGTGAATCCATCTACAACTACAAGATTTGGCGATAATGAATAACCCTTACCGACAGAAGATACTCCAATAAATTCAAATGAAGATTGTGGTACTATCTTTATAACTTCTGGAAGTTTAGCAGTGGGTCTTATAGAAAGATCGTTTGAATATCCAAATCCAATATCATCTATTTTAGTTTTTAAAACTTTACCTATATTTCTTGTTTCTACCTCTAGAATTTCTCTATTCCCCAATTTAGAAGAAATTGTATTAATTTGAGGAACATTAGTTAAATTAAATCCAGCAAAATTAACAACAACAGATTCTATTTCACCATAAGCATTACTAGAATTTGTAGAATACCTTATAGTAGAATTTGTTTGATTATAATCAGACTTCTCTGGAATTTCTGTAAGGTTGTATTTAAACGTATTAGATGATACTCCAACTATCGAATGTACGCCATTATATTTACTACCAATAACAGAAATACTATTGTGATTTACAATTTCAATATCAACAATAATTTCTTTTTTAATAGATGGTGCAATTAGAATATTTGCAGGTGTTAGCTTATAGTAAATTTTTTGAGGTGTGTTCTCAGTAACCCTCAACGTAACAACTG